GCGGGGCCTGGGCCGTGCGGGCGCGCATCGCCTCGAAGGCCGCCGCGCGGGCTTCCTCGGGGCTTGCCTCGCGGTCGATCAGGTCATCGGCCCAGGTGTGAGGCAGGCCCGCCGTTGCGGCGATGCTCCTGATCTCCTGGTTCGCCTCGGCGCGGGTCAGGCGCGCCGGTTCGGCCGCCGTGGTGACGGGGGCCTCGGTCGTCTCGGTCGTCATGGGGGGTTCTCCTGCTCGGAAATGCGCGCCGGGATCGGCGGCGATCGGGACAACGGACACCTCAACCGGCGTCCAGCGGGTGGCGATGCGGATGCGGCGGTCGCCCTCGCGGGCCTCGCGCCATTCCTGCACCTGGTAGCCTATCGACAGGCCCCGCAGGGTGCCGTCAGCAATGTCGCTCAGCACCGCCGCCGCCGCGTCGGTCTGGCGGAAGCGCAGCCGCGCCCACAGGCCTTCGGGGCGAAGCTCGGCCGCCTCCACCACTCCGAGTTGGTCGCGGGTCGAAGCGGAACGGTGGGCGTCCAGGACCGGCGCGCCGATCAGCCGCGACAGGTCCGCGCCCTTGAGGTCGAGGCGTTCGATCACCCCGCCGCGCGGCACGTCCGCGCCAGTCGAGACGATGGCCTCCACCGTCCGGGCGGCGGAGTCGAGGGTGGCGGGCCGAAGATCGGCGGGGCGCAAGGCGACGGTCATGGCACGGCCTCCACGGGGCGGCGGGCGCGGTCGCGGGCGAGTTCCGCGTCAAGCTCGTCAATGTCGCGGCCGCGCGCGGCGACCACCTCTTCGCGGCTCTTCAGGCCCGCGCCGATGGCCGCAATTTCGGCCGCGACCTGCGCCTCGGGGTCCACCCAGTCAAAGCCGGGGCCGATGAAGCGCACCTCGAGATGGTCGGCCAGCGACAGGGGATCGGCGGGGATCGTGCCCGCCAGGACCTGAACGGCGATCCAGCGCCGCCAGAGCGGGCGCAGCACCTGCGCCTCGATGAGGTGCCGCTGGTGGGCTTCGGCGCGGCGGCGGAAGTCCAAAAGACCGACGCGGGCGCTGCTGTAGTTCGCCGCCCCGAGGTCGCCCGTCAGGCTTTCGTAGGGGATGCCCGCCCCGGCGGCGATCTCGCGGTCGATGCTGGCCACGAAGGCGACGGCATCGCGCAACCCTTGCGGCTGCGGGGTGAAGCTCACGTCCGCGCCGGGCGGCAGAATGCGCATCGCGCCGGGCTCGAGGCTGACGTTCAGCGTCCCGCCCGCCCCGGCGTCGCCCGCAAAGCCCGCCGTGCCGCCTTCGGGGTCGCGGATGAAGCCGGTGAGCAAGGCCCCGACCTTGGCCTGCATCAGCAGCGCATCGGCCAGCTGATCGCGGTCGGCCAGCTTCAACATCACCGGGGCCAGCCAACTCAGGCCCCGCACCTGCCCTGGAAACTGGCGGTCGAAGACATGCAGCATGTCGGAGGCGGGCACCCGCGCCGTCTCATAGGGCGCAAAGCCGGTGCCGGGCGGTTCGCGCAGGACGTGGTAGGCAACCACCGTCCCGTCGCGGTCAAGCTCCACCCCTTGCTCGATCCGCCCGCCGCTATCCAGCGGGCGCGACAGGGCCGCGTCCACCTGCGCCGGGTCCAGAACCTCGGGTCGCAGCCCGCCGTCGTCGGTCGCCCGCAGGTGGACGAAGGCCTCGCCGTCCCGCACCAGGCACCGGGCCACCAGCGGCAAGACCGGGTTCGCCAGCGCCTCGAAGGCGTCGTTGAGGCGCGCCGCCGTGTCGCGGTCGGGGTGTTGCGACCGGGCCTGCCAGCCCTTCCCGATCAAGGCGGCGACCCAGGCCTCCACGACCCGCCGCCCCTGCGGGGTGTTCATGTAGGCCGCAGCGGCACGGGCGCGCGTGGTGGCGCGGGCCGCATCCGTCGCGCGGGCCGGGTTGTGCAGCATCGGCACCCCCTGCCACCGCCGCCCGCCGCCGCCCGCCTCGATCTGACGGCGGCGCACTGGCGACAGGATGCGGTCGAAAAGGCGCGCGGCAAAGCTCATGGCGTCACCCGATCAGCCGCGCGAGCGACGGCGAGGATAGTTGACGCCGGCAATTTCGCGCAGATTTCCAGATCGCCGTGGAAGAACCCTTCGGCAGGCGAATACCCGATCGTCTGATCAAGGACCGTGCGCGGCAAAGGGCCGGGCTGAAAGCTCTCTGCCCACAAGGAAATTTCGCCACCGAAATTCTTCTGGTCGAGGGTTACGGACGTGAACCGCCATTCTTGCTCGAAGAGTGCGGGACGCAAACGCGCGAGCCGGTAGAGGGCGGCGAGGGCCTCCGCGTAGGTGTGTTGCGGATCCAAAAAAACCGTGATGGGGTCGCCCAATTCCTCGAAGACGTGGCGTGCCTGGAGGATATGCTTGTGATCACCACTGAACACCCCGGCGTCTGACAGGCGCCGCACTGCGATGTGGGTGTGCTGCGCCGGAAGCCCGCTCATCACGGCGATTGTCAGGTTCGCAAGGTCGGTGTCGGTGATCACTTGGCTTTCCTTGGCTCTGGTGTGCCGCGAAAAAAGGCCATGCTCTCGAATGCGGCGCCCGATTTCCGAAACTTCCTTGAAGGGAAGCCCCGTTGCGGATGCCATCGTGGCCCAGATTTCGTGTGTTCTGCTCACCTTGCCCAGCTTGATGGGATCTTTCCCAACAATCTGTCGAACGCGCGCCAATTCGTCAAGTGAAAAGTTTTCCAAGAATGCGTGCCATCCCACGCCGGGCGTGCGGCTGCGCAAGAGGCGGGCGCCGCGCCGGGCGACCATGACCCGGCCGCGCCCTGTCGGGGTTTGCCCACTCTCCGACTAACGGGGGCACATGGCCGCCGCCCTACGGCCGGGGGTGCCCACCCAATTCCTGTCGTCAGCGCCGCTCGGCATTCATCACCACCCGCGCGACAAGCATCTCGTCCGCCTCGGCCTTTGTGATCATCTCAGTCGCGCCGTCGCCGCGCGTCAGCAGCAGTTCGCCCCTGCCAACGAATTGCAGCCTCACCACCTCACCCGACGCCAAAACATAGCGGGCGTCAGCGCAGTAGCGCTCGCACGGCACCGCGATGATCCACGCACCCCGGCGAAGATGGAGGGCGTCGGAATCGTCAAGGCATTGCAGCGCATAAAGCGGTTCCTTGGCGACAAAAGCCTGGCCGGGCGCAATACGGCCTTTTTCAATGCCGAAGTCGGGCAGCGGGCGAGGAGTTCGGCTCGTCATCGTTGCATCCACCGGCTTTCCGTCACCACGCGCGCCCGCGCCTCGGGGGCCGCACCGCCTGCCAGCGTCGTTCGGCGGGCCTGCCAGTCGGGGGCGATCATCTGCCGGGCTGCGAGGGCATAGACCAGGCAATCCAGCGCCTCGGCCCGCCGTCCGGGGATGCGCTCGAAGCTCCGCACCGGCTGCCCGCGCCGGTAGCGCACCACCGCCCGCTCGCTGGCCACCTGCTCGAACCACACTTCGGGCAGTTCGGCCGACAAGCGGAAGGCACCGGGCCGCGCGAGGCGGGCGAACAACCATTGCTTGGCCGCATCCACCCCGACGATCCACAACCGCCCGCCCTTGGTGCGCGTGCCCTGCCGGTCGATGATCGGGCGGCTCATGCCCGGCGCGCCCTTGATCGCGAAGACCTTGCGCCGCAGCCGGGGGCCGCAGAACCTCATCACCTGGTCCATGGTCGCGCCGTCGCCCGCGTCGATTGCCGCTGCGTCCAGCGCCAGCCGCCCGCCCGATGCATGGGGCCATGTCTTCGACAGAAGCGCGTCAAGCTCGCCCCAGGTCGCGGCGTCGTCGTAGCGCCCCCAGATGACCAGGTGCCCCGCCGCCAGCGGCACCCCGGCCTCGGTCCAGGCAAGAAAGGTCACCTCCAGGCGGTCGTGCTGCACGTCCACCCCGCAGGTCAGCGCCAGCGCCTCGGCAGGCAGCCCCGCCTCGAGGCCCCAGGGTTCGGCCCGTGCCGCGAGGTCGGCCTCTTCGATCTCTTCGCCCGCACCGCGCCAGCCCTGCGCCAAGATCGTGTTGACGAAGGTCTGCAACGTGGTCGGATCGTCCTTCGCCGCCAGAAACTCCGCCGCCAGCCGCCCCCAGCTTGCGTTCTCGTGAAGGCTCACCAGCGCATTGAGGCGAAAGCCCGCGTGCCCCCGCACCTCGGGCGCGGTCGCCCGCCACCGCCCCGCCGCGACCATGGCGGGCTTGTGCCGCTCAGCCACCAGCGCGCCGCAGGACGGACAACACCAGGCCGCTTCCTCAGGCCGCCCCTCGGGCCACCGGATATCCTGCCAGAGAAGCTCCGCGAAGGTGCCGCACTCCGGGCAAGGCACCTCGAAGACGCGCCGATCCGATGCGGCATAGGCCCGAAGGACATGGCTTGTGTCCTCGAAGGTCGGAGTGCTGCCCATGACGAGCTTGCGGTTGGGGAAGCTCAGGGTGCGCCGCTCGGCCAGGATAATCGGGCTGCCCTCGGGGGTCGGCTCCATCGCGTCCGCCTCGTCGATGAACAGGACGCGCGCGGTATGGCGGCGCAGGTTGCGGGGCGCGCGGGCGGCAACCACCTTGAGCGATCCGCCGGGGAAGCGCCGCGACAGGATCGTGTCGCGTTCCGCCCCTTCCCGATCTTCGGCCAGCGCGCGGGCCACCACGGGCGAGGCAGCAAAAGTCGGTTCGAGGTCGCTCACCACATAGTCGCGGCAATCCGCCTCGGTCGGCAGAAGGCAAAGGATCGGCGCGGGGTCGTTCGCCACATAGCCCGCCAGCGCCGCCGTCAGCAGCGTGGTGAACCCCACCCGCACCGGCTTGACCACCGTCACCCGCTCGATCGCCGGATCACCGATCGCCTCGGCAATGCCGCGCTGGAACGGCCACAACCGCACCGGGCCGGGCGCAGCCGCCAGACTGTCAGGCAGGCAGATGTGCGCCTCGATCCAGTCCGGCAGACTGATGCGCGGCGGCGGCACCAGCGCCCGCCGGGCACGGGCCAGAACCTCGGCAACGTCAGGCATCCTGCGCCTCGTGGATCTCGTCGCGGCGCAGGCCGAGGTCGGCGGCGGTGGCGGGGGGCATGTTTGAGTCGCCGACATGCCCCACTGAACCCGGATTGTGCTGCCTTGTCGCCACCTCCCCCCGCGCCTGCGCCGCGTCGTATTCCTCAGCCAGCAAGGGGGCCACGCGGCGCAGGCCGAGGGTGTTGGAGGCCACAACACCCTCATCTCGGTGCTGATTTGCGCCTAGCCCCGCCACCTCAGCCATGGGCCGCCTCCACAAGCTCGGCCTGCCCCAACTCCGCCAGCGCCACCCGCAGCGCCCGATCCACCGCCTCGGCCTCGGCACCGCTCAGGTCGCCCGCCGCCCGCAGCCGCGAAGGCACCGCCAGCAACCGCCCCCGCACCTGCCGCAGGAAGTCAGCCCAAGCCCGCTCCGCGTCCTCGGCACGGATCAACTCGCCCCGCAGAACCGCGTTCTTCAGCGCCTGCCCGTCCGCCTGCTCACGCGCCAGCCGCGCCCGCTCCGCCGTGAGGCTGACGACATGCTCCTCGCCACCCCGCCCCGACGCCACCCCACGCAGATGCTCCACATAGGCCCGGACAGTCTTCTCAAGGTCATAGGCGTCATGCCCCAGATGCACCGCAATGCCGCGCCGTTTGAGCTCGGTCAGCATCGGGGGGGTGATGCCCAGAAGCTCACAGAGGTCGCGGCCGGACACGCAATGCACCGGCCCGTCACCCGTCAGCCCCGGCAGTTCCGACACGATCCGCACCGCTTCAACCCCTTGTGTGTTCTTGCACAGACTGACATGCCGGGCCTCGCCCCCCCGCATACGCCGCGCCCAGGAAGGACCCGTCAGGCCGTGCCTGCCGGTTCCCGCGCCGCCAGCGTGATGGCTGCGAGGGAAGGCAGGGGCTCCACCTGGGCAGCCGCAGCGCGCATCCGCTCGGCCGCTTCGGCGCCGCCGAAGGCGATGACCATCGCGGCCGCCGCTTCGGCATGAGCCCCGGCGATGACGGCCGCCGGGTCGAAGCCGCTTTCTTCGATCAGCAGGCGCAAGAGTTCCCGCACCATCGCGGCGGTTTCTTGGGCTTCATCAAGGCGCGGGTCGGTCATGGTGTGCCTCCGTTGTGGTGGGGTTCGTGCTGCGCGGGGTCGGGATAGCCAGCCATGCGGCTGCTGCGCCGCCCCCACGCCGGGCGGGCGGGCAGGGACAACAGGGACAACAGGGACACGTTCGCCATATTCGCACGTACGCGTGTGTGTGCGCGCGCGCGCGCGCGGGCGTGCGCGCGTACGTGTGAAAAGGGAAAACTTGCCACTTTTGTCCCTTCTGTCCCTGTCATCGCAGTCGCAGCCCCTTCAGCCCGCGCCGGCCGTTCGATTTGGCGTCGGTGAAGCCGCGCGCGCGCAGTTCCTTGATGACGATGTTCTGGGTCCACGGGCTCAGGCCTTGCGCCTCCGCCCATTGCGCAAACCGCTGGTGCAGGTCGCCTGCCGAGGTGAAGGCCCCGACCACCCGCTCCACCTCGTCGTTGAGAAACTGCCCGACGATGTCCTCGTCATCGAGGTATTGCGCGCTCGCCGCCGCCACCCTGGCGGGCACGTCGAGCCCACGGCGCTGCCATTCCACCGCGCCCTCGATTGCCCAGGCGAGGATTTGCGGGGCTTCGGCCCGCAGCTTGTCGGTGAGGTGCGGGTCGCGCCGTTCGGGCGGGACGGTGACGGCGAAGGGCACCAGGACGACACGGGCGCGGATTGCCTCGTCAACGCCCCGGAACGACGGCTGCGCATTGCCCGCGATCATCAGGGTGAGTTGCGGGGTGAACTCGAAATAGTCCTGCCGCATGAAGCGGGCGGTCATCCGGTCGCCGCCGGTCAAGTCCTTGATGACGCTTTCGTCCCAGGACCTGCCCCGTGGCAGTTCGGAACTGACAGCGAGGCGTGCGCCCGCCAGGCTGGCAATGTCGGTCGGGTGTTTCTCGCCCTGCGTGTGCAGGAAGGTGGTGGCGGGCACCCGGCGGGCGTAGTCGCCCCAAATGTGGGTCAGCACGTCCAGGAATGTGCTCTTGCCGTTCCGGCCGCTGCCGTGGAGGAAGAGCAGCTTGTGCTCGCGGGTTTCGCCGGTCAGGGCGTAGCCCGCCGCCCGCTGCATGAAGGCGATCAGGTCGGTATCGCCTTCGAAGACCTCATGCAGGAAGCGCAGCCACCGCGCCGGGCGTCCGGGCGCGGGTGCAACGGTCGTTGTCTTGGTGATCAGGTCCTCGCGCCGGGCGGGTCGCAGGGTGCCCGTGCGCAGGTCCACGGTTCCGCCGGGCGTGCCGAGCAGGAGGCGGTCGCGGTCGAAGTCCTCGGCACCGGCGGCGCTAGCCGGGTTGGATCGTGCGAGGTCTACCACGGCCGCGACGGTTGCCTTGTGGCGCAGATGATCGGCTTGCTTCTCCACCCATCGCAGCAGCTTTTCGGCCGCGTCGGGGTCCAGGGTCTGGGCCTTCCGCTCGGCCCATGCGGTCAAGGCGTCCGCCTTCTGGCGCAGGAATGTGCGGGTGCGGCTCAGGTGCGCGAGCATGTCGTCGCGTTGCCACCGGGTGCCGTCCCAGAACAGCCACCGGCCCCACAGGGCGACGTGCCGCGCGTCGCGGTCCCACCCGCTCGTGCCCAGGTCCAGCGCAAGCCCGTCATGCGTCAGGTCGAAGCCGTGATCGTCGTTCGGCCGTTCCGCCGCCGCGCCCGTGGCGGGCCTTGCGCCGTCCGCTGTCCGGTGCGCCGCACCGTTCACGGCGGGCCGAGGCTCCGGCCCTCGGGGCGTTCCAAGGCCTGCCTGCCAGCCCGATGTGATTGTGTCGTCCACCTCGCGCGGCTCCAAGCCGATGCTCAGCGCCGCCGCCCGAAGGCGGTTTTTCGCCTCGGTCTCGTCCAGCATTCCGGCCGCTGCTGCCTGCGCCAGTCGGAACGCCGCCCGGTTCAGGACGTTGTTGCGCTGCCCCACCGGGGCCGCCAGCAGCTTCGCCAGTTCGCCCGCCAGCGCCGCTTGCCCCCATCCGTGGGGTGCCCCATTGGCGGGCGCGGAAGGCGGTTCTGCGGGCCGTTCAGGGGCCGCCAGCGCCTGCCGCAAGGCTTCGGGCAGGGGTGGCAGGTTGCGCCAGTCAATCGGTCCTTCGGGCGTGTAGCGGCCCTTCGGGGTGACCGTGCCGGGCGCGATGACGTAGCCGCCTACGCCGCGCGTGTCGAGCTTCGGCCCGAGCTTCCCGGCCGTGTTGCCGAAGCCGGGGCCGGGGTGCCGGAAAAGCAGGTGCAGCCCGCCGGACGGGGTGCGCACTCGGGGTTGCGCCGGGTCGGTCAGCAGGTGCCCGAAGCCGAGGGCCTCCAGGCTGGCCTCGCCGATCCGTTCGCCGGTGGCCTTGTCCACGTCCAGGTCAACGACATACACGCCGGACGCCGCCCCGGTTGGCAGGCCCAGCAGCGCGCCGGGGTGACGCTGCCAGAAGTCCGTCACGTCCTCGAGCCCGGCCCCGGCGACATCCTTCCAGCGCACCAGCGGCCGCTTGTCCGGCCCGCAAGGGAACACCGGAAGCCCGTGGCGGGCGAGTGTCAGGGCCGTATCGCGGTTGTCGTCGCGCGTGTCCTGTGCTATCGTGCGGGGGTGAGCAGAAGCCTTCTCCAGGGCATTGCCCCCGGTCGCGCCCGCCAGCGCGCCGGGGGTTTCCAGTTGTTCAGAACCCCCACCATCGGGGGGCGCAAACGCTGCCATTGTTCCTCTCCTTGTGTTGCATCAGGTGCCCTTGCGCGCGCTGAAGGCGACGGTGTGCGGGCGGTTGGATGAGGCGCGGGCGATCCGCGCCTCGATGTCGGCCAGCGCGCGGGCGAGGTCGGCATCGTCCTGGTATTCGACCCGCTTGCCCTCATACATGACCACCCGCAGCCCAGCCGCCCGCATGGCGAGCAACTGGTCGCGCCAGGCTTCGAGATCCGCGACGCTCGGCATGGATCAAGCCCCGACGCGATGCGCGCCGCGCCAGTCGATCCAGCCGCAGCCGAAGTCGAGCCGGACCTTGAGCCGGACAACATCGGTCAGGAAGTCGGTTTCGCTCTCCACCACCGGCCCCGGCTGGCCTTCAAGGACCGCCCATTCCAGCGCATCGGCGCGGGCCGGGTCGGCGAAGAGGTAGAAGCGGGCGGCGTTCGTCAGGCGCGGCTCCACGATCAACTCAAGCTTCCCGGCGAAGGGGTTCGCGTCCTCGGCCGTCGCGGGCGTGATGGTGGCCAGCGCCTGTTCGGCCTCCACCTCGAGCTCGGGCGGCACGACCAGGAAGGCGGGCGACACGTCGATCAGCCCGCCGCTCAGGCCGGTTTGCTTGCGCATCGCCAGGCGCGCCACCGGCAGATTCTCCAAGAGCCTGCCGGCCGCGGGCGCGGTCAGGTTCCCGTGGTCAACATGGAAAACCGCCTTCCCGTCTGCCATGGCCGGGTTGGACTCAAGCTTCTGCACCAACAAGTTCGACATTGCCGCCCGCGCCGCCGCGCCGAGGCGGGGGGCGATCTGGAACGCATTGAGGTCGTCGTTGACCAGCGCCTCGCGCGTGATGGCCAGCGCGCGGCCGTAGGTGGCGAGGCTGTAGGCTTCGCCCGCCTCGTCCAGCGTCCCGAAGGTGTATGGCTGCCCCTCGGGCTTGGCCACCAGCCCCGGCCCTTCGCCGAGGATGACGGCCCGCTTGGGCCGGAAGTCGCGGATGGTGCGCTGCCGCGCCACCTGCAAAAGGCCCGCCGGGGCGGCGTCATAGCCCCGCCGCACCTCGCGGTGCACCACGTCGCCCAGGATCAGCGGGAAGTCGGCAGTCGTTTGCGCCCGCGTCACGGCCGCCGCGTCGGACATGGTGGCGTAGCCGCTCACCCCGGCGCGCCGCAGGCAGTCGCGCGCGAGGTCTGGCAGGCGCATGTGCGCCCAGGGCCGGGCGGCGTCGGAAAGCTGATGGTCCGGGTGCATCCGGGCGAAGATCGCCTCGCCCGCGCGGGTGGCGATTGCGGCCGGGTC